GCAACAGTTATTAAATTTGATCCGTATGGTTCAATTTACTGGAGAAAATCTGTGCCTGCAGCCAACGTTGGCGGCACATTGGTAGCAAGTTATGGTGATTCAGTAACAGTTGATGGAAATAATAACATATACTTATTAACAAATATTCCAGATGACAGTTCAACCCGTGTCACAAAATTCAATTATCTTGGACAGAATGTTTGGAACACTTTAATTACCGATTCAATTGGTTCTAAAGATATCTGTGTTGATGATGAAGATTTTCCATATTATACTGGTGAACACAACTTAATTACAGGCCTTGATATTACGGGTGAATTGTATTTTACATTTTATAATGCAGATGCAGCGGCAAACGCATCTGTTATTATTGCTTTACCTAATCGTGGTGGTTTGTTAGTTGGTTCAGCAAACGGTCAAGTCCATAAGTTTGATACAGAAGGTGTTTACATTAGAACAAGTAATGTCAACAAATATGGAAACACAATCATTGGACTAAGTTATGATTCTTCAAACAACTGGTATGCTGCAACAAATACAAACATCTATATGTTTAGAGCAAATAACGAATTGGTTTGGGAAAAAGAAATAACTGGTGTAACATCACCAAAAATTAATTGGATTAAGTATAGTAATGACTATCTATATGTAAACGGAACAACTACAGACCCCAATAGTAAAACGGCATTTATTAATTACAAAGTCCTTGCGGCCAATGGTTATCTTGCTTGGGCGAATTCACTTCAAGTTCCAGGTGCAGGTCAAAATATTAGACTTGGTCACAGACAGATGGATGTAAAAGGTGATTTTCTTGTTGGCACTGGATATGCGTATCCAAATGGCAGTTCAAAAGCAATCGCAATTACGTATGAATTACCGATAGATGGAACTTTACCTGGTGTGTATGCATATTCAAGTTCAACCAAATGGGGCGACTTTACATATGTGACTGTACCATCCGCAGCCACTACAACAAGCACAACAGTTGGTAGTGGAAATACAACAATAACACTTGCTGTCAATACAACATATTCATACACAATGAATGCTGTTACTTATCAAAATCCTAGTCCAGAAAATGAACAGACGGTTGATTATTTTAAAGAACAATGGGAATTTACAAGCAACGGAACAATTGTTATACCTTCTTCAGGTTCAAGCAATGTAGCTTTAGACCTAAGTGGAAAAGGTATTGCAAATGTTGCAAGTATTCAATTTGCAAACAATACAATTCAAGTTGGTGCTTCTGTACCTTTGGCCAACCTAAAGATACTGGTTGCAGCATCAGCTGATTTTAACGATTTTAAAAGTAGAATCGCAGCATTATAAACTAAGTTAAAAATATGAATACGTTTGACAAAAACATGGAAAAATTATTTGATGTGACACCGGTAGAACAAGATGTAAAAACTCTCTTACCGACAGTTGTTAAGACTGAAGAAGGTCCGGATTTAAAAACGGACTTACAAGACGCATATCAACAAACTAAAGATAATCTGCAAGAGCTGATTGATAATGGTAAAGATGCAATGGAAGAACTTCGGCACATTGCTGCAGCAGGACAACACCCACGAGCATTTGAAGTTTATGCAACATTACTAAAGAATGTGGTCGATGCAAACAAAGAGTTACTTGCGGTACAAAAGCAAATGCGTACAATGGATGGAAACAAAAAAGAAGGTGATACCAAAATTGATAAAGCCATTTTTGTTGGTTCAACTGCTGAATTAAATAAACTCTTAAAAAGTAAAGAATGATTAGTACTGTTGATTTAAAATTTGGTGAAGCATATCGTGATAATCCTTTACTTAAAAAGGCTGGTGTTAAGGTAGAGTATACACAAGAACAGGTTGATGAATACATTAAATGTGCCAAAGACCCTGTTTATTTTGCAAAAAATTATATTAAAATTGTTAACGTTGATGAAGGTCTAATCAACTTTAAGATGTGGCCGTTCCAAGAAAAGATGTTAAAACTTTTCAAAGACAACCGATTCGTTATTACAAAATGTCCACGACAGGTTGGTAAAACCACAACCACGGTTGCATATATGTTATGGGCAACCATATTTACCGACCAACAAAACTGTGCAGTTCTAGCGAACAAAGGAGCCTTAGCTCGTGATATTTTGTCCAAGTACCAACTTGCATATGAAAATTTACCAATGTGGTTGCAACAAGGTATCGTTACATGGAACAAAGGTAACGTAGAACTGGAGAATGGTTCTAAAATTGTTGCTGCATCTACATCATCATCTGCAATTCGTGGAGGTTCTTTTAACATCGTATTCTTGGATGAATTTGCTTTCGTACCAAACAATATTGCGGAAGAATTCTTTAACTCCGTCTACCCTGTAATTTCATCAGGTAAAAAGACAAAGATTATTATTGTGTCAACACCGAATGGTATGAATCTATTTTACAAATTGTGGATGGACTCAATCAACAAAAAGAATAACTATATTAATTTTGAAATACATTGGTCACAAGTACCTGGTCGTGATGAGAAATGGAAAGAAGAAACAATTCGCAACACTTCTCAACGACAATTCTCACAAGAGTTTGAGACTGAATTTTTAGGTTCTTCAAACACTTTGATTTCTGGTTATAAATTGCAACAGTTGGTGTATAATGACCCAATTGCGAACCATGACCTGTTAAAAATATATGAACATCCGGTCAAAGAAGGTATCAACGAATCTAAATTAGACCACCTGTATGCAATCACGGTTGACGTTTCAGAAGGTAAGAACCTTGATAGTTCAGCCTTCTCTGTAATTGATATCTCACAGACACCATACAAACAAGTGGCAACCTACAAGAGTTCATCAATTACACCTATATTGTTTCCAACAGTCATCTATAATACAGCAAGATATTATAATGATGCGTATGTGTTGGTAGAAATTAATAATAATCCACAAGTAGCAGACTCACTACATGCAGACTTTGAGTACGAGAACCTTTGGAAAATATTTACGGGCAATAAGAAACCACAACAATTGTCTGCTGGTTTTGCCCGTGGTGTTCAGATGGGATTGAAAATGTCTCCTCAAGTCAAGGCAATTGGTTGTTCAAACCTTAAGACACTGATTGAAGGTGACAAATTACAAATCCAAGATTTTGATACATACTCCGAATTGACCACTTTTATTCAACAAAAGAACTCCTTTAGTGCAGAAGATGGTGCTAATGATGATATGGTCATGTCTTTGGTTATGTTTTCATGGGTAACAACTCAACAATATTTTAAAGAAATTGTCAACCACGACATTCGAAAACAGATTCAGTTAGAAAATATGAATCAAATGGATGATGACGTTTTGCCAGCCCCAATCATCGAAGATGGTTTAGAACATGATTTTGAGATTATGGGTGGTGATATGTGGGAAGTTGCAGACGGTGGAGAAACGTATGCAAAGTTTATGAGAAACAGATTGGAAAGGTTATAAAACCAGCCTTTCATAAATACTCTTATGGTATTTTGCCAAAAGAACATAATAATTCAAGGAGAATAAAATGGCATTTCAAATCTCTCCAGGCGTAAATGTAGCTGAGGTGGATGCAACAACCGTTGTACCCGCAGTTCAACAGACCGCTGGTGCATTTGCTGGAATATTTCAATGGGGTCCAGCAGACAAGGTAAAACAAATAGATAGTGAAATAACACTTACAAACACATATGGTAAACCTAATTCGGATTCAGCAGTATCATTCTTTACTGCCGCAAACTTTCTGTCTTATGGTAATAACTTAAGTATTGTACGTTCAGTTGGTGCATTAGCAAACAATGCAACCGATGGTAGTACATTGAATGTACAAATTAAAAATGAAGATGTTTACGAATCTACTTATTTAAATACCAACAACGGTAACAATTACGGTCCATTTGCGGCCAGATATGCAGGTGTTTTAGGAAACTCTATCACTGTTGCTGTGTGTGCAAACAACCAAACATATAGTACATGGGCATACAAAAACTATTTTACATCTGCGCCAGGTACATCAGATTTTGCTGATTCTGTTAATGGTGTAAATGATGAGATGCATATCGTTGTTATTGACCAAGATGGATTGTTTACAGGTTCTGCCGGTTCAATCTTAGAAACATATGGTTTCGTTTCGGCTGCTTCTGATGCAGTTATCAACGGTGTTACAAACTACTATAAACAAGTTATTTTCAATAACTCAAAATATGTTTATGCAATGGATCCTGTTAATTATGCAACAACAAGTTCTACATGGGGCCAAACTGCAGCAGGCAGAACCTTTGCAAATCCAGCAACCAACCAAGTAATTAATTTAATTACAGGTTCTTCAGTTTCACCTACTGATGGAAACTTACAACTATCTTACGATTTGTTTGCCAACAAAGAATCTATTGATGTTTCTTTGATACTAACCGGAGGTCACTCAGTTACAGTTCAACAATATGTTATTGACAATATTGCTGTTGGTCGTGCAGACTGTGTTGCTTTTATCTCTCCAAGATATGCAGACGTAGTTAATAGAGCAGGAGACGAAACAACTAATATTCAAGATTGGTTGACAACACTATCAAGAAGTTCTTCTTATGTTGTTGCTGATTCTGGATGGAAATACCAATTCGACAAGTACAACAACACATATCGTTGGATACCATTGAACGGTGATATTGCTGGCTTGTGTGTATACACAGACAACATTCGTGACCCATGGTTCTCACCAGCTGGTTTCAACCGTGGTGCAATTAAGAATTGTATCAAGTTGGCATGGAATCCAAACAAATCATTCCGTGACACATTGTATGCAGCAGGTGTTAATCCAGTTGTATCATTCCCAGGTCAAGGCACAGTATTGTTTGGTGACAAAACATTGTTAATTGCTTTAGTATCACCATTCTTGCGTGACATTCAAGGTCGCCGTGGTTTAACAGACTTTAGAGTTGTTTGCGATACAACAAATAACACGCAACAAGTTATTGATAGTAACCAATTCGTTGGAGATATCTACCTTAAACCTGCACGTTCAGTAAACTACATTCAATTGAACTTTATTGCTGTTGGTACTGGTGTTGACTTCGTAACAATCGTTGGCGCAGCTTAATAAATAAACGATATAGGAGAAAACAATGGCATTTAATGTATCAGAATTCAGAGCTAATATGATTGGAGACGGAGCACGTCCTAATTTATTCTCTGTCTCTTTAATATTTCCATCAAACGTAACAAACTCAACAGCTGCTGGTCAAAAACTAACCTTTATGGCGAAAACAGCTCAACTACCAGGTTCATCAATTGGTACTGTACCAGTTTTTTACTTTGGCCGTGAGATGAAATTTCCAGGCAACAGAACATTTGCTGACTGGACATTGACAATCATCAACGATGAAGATTTTGCAATCAGAAATTCTTTAGAAAACTGGATGAACTCTATCAATAGTCACTCAGGTAACCTAAGAAGTGGCGCAGCAAGAAATTCTAATGGTTATTCTGTTGATGCAAACGTTATTCAATATGGTAAAACAGGCAACGAATTGAAAAGATATAATTTCGTTGGTTTGTTTCCACTAGATTTGGCACCAATCGACCTTGATTGGGGTTCAAATGACGCAATTGAAGAATTCACATGTACGTTTGCATACCAATTCTGGGAAACAGACACAACATCTTGATATATGCGGGAGGCCTTCGGGTCTCCCATGTTTTTTTGATTTTATAATTACACACAAAATATGGCAAACAACACAAATAAATTTTCACTGTTCGGTTTTACAATTTCTCGCCAAAAGGATGAGGAAGATGCGGCCGCACAACAATCATTTGCACCACCAACGCAAGACGATGGGGCATTAACTATTACATCTGCCGCATATTACGGCACTTATGTTGACCTTGACGGTACCGCAAAGAATGAAGTAGAACTTATCTCTCGTTATCGTGAAATGGCAATGCAACCTGAAATCGAATCTGCGATAGATGACATAGTTAATGAAGCCATTGTGCAAGACGATGATGGTAAAATAACACAAATCATTTTAGATGATTTAAAAGTTGCAGACAAAATTAAAAAAGCCATTAAAGAAGAATTCAACAATGTTCTTCGTATGTTGAGTTATCAAAACATGGCTCAAGATATCTTCCGTAGATACTATGTTGATGGTAGAATGTACTACCACATCATTATTGACCGTGAGAATCCACAAGAAGGTATTAAAGAACTTCGTTACATTGACCCACGTAGATTGCGTAAGGTCCGTGAAATGAAGAAACAAAAAGATGAGAGAACTGGTGCAGACATTATGCAACCAGTCAACGAATACTACATCTACAACGACAAAGTTGTTAGTGGTAGTGCATCCAATTTTGGTCCTGTTGGTGTTCGCATTACAACAGACTCTATTATTTCGGTGGTATCGGGTCTTATGGACTCCCGCCGTGCGGTTGTTCTGAGTTATCTACATAAAGCAATCAAGCCTCTTAATCAACTACGTATGATAGAGGATGCAACGGTCATTTACCGTATTTCGAGAGCTCCAGAACGCCGTATTTTCTACATTGACGTTGGCAATTTACCAAAATTAAAAGCAGAACAATACCTACGTGACATTATGGTCAAGTATAAAAACAAACTTGTCTATGATGCCAACACAGGTGAAGTCCGTGATGACCGCAAGTTTATGTCCATGATGGAAGACTTCTGGTTACCACGTAGAGAAGGTGGTAAAGGCACAGAGATTACTACACTACCAGGTGGACAGAACCTAGGTGAGTTGGAAGACGTTAAATACTTTCAGAAGAAACTCTATGGTGCCTTATGTGTTCCAATCTCCAGGTTAGAACCTAATCAAGGATTCTCACTTGGTCGTTCATCAGAAATTACTAGAGATGAATTGAAGTTCTCAAAATTTGTGGATAGATTGAGAAGTAAATTCTCCGATGTATTCAACCAGGCATTACGTGTACAATGTGTACTAAAAGGTATTTGTACAGATGAAGAATGGGAATTGTTTAAAGAAGACATTCACTACGACTTCATTAAAGATAATAATTTCTCCGAATTAAAAGAAGCGGAATTAATTTCACAACGTTTAACTCTACTTCAATCGGTTGATCCGTATACAGGCCGTTACTTCTCACAAAAATGGATTCAACAGAATGTGTTGCGTCTAACAGATGATGAGATTTCTGAAATGGATGCAGAGATTGAAAAAGAAAAAGAAATGGGTCTTGGATTGCCTGTTGCTGTAACAAACGATGTTGCACAACAACAAATGTTGGGGCAAGTTCAGACCGACCAAATGGTACAACAGGCAGAATTAATGCCTGATCCTGCACCAACTGGTGGTTCCAGTTCTGGTGGTAGTTCATCATCAAAGAGTAAACCAAAACCAAAAAGTTCCGGTGGTTCAAAATCAGTTAAAGGTGACCTCAGCTTAGAAGAAGTTGAAACAACATTTACCAGATTGAAACGCATTTTATAATTAGGAGATAACAATGGACAAAGCAAGAGAAATCGTAGACTACGCAGAAAATGACAACGCAATTGAAATGCGTAATGCATTATATTCCGCACTACACGATAGAGTTAAAGCTCATATTGAGACACACAAGGTTGAAGTTGCAAAACAATTAATGAATCCAGATGATGCAACATCCGAAGATGAAGTTGTAAGTGCAGATGAACCTGCTACAACAGAAGCTGAATAATTTTGACACTGGTATAAATATTATTCAAACATAACAGGAATTACAAATGGCAAATTTATATTCATATCAAGTCATTAAAGACACAACAGAACATGCCGTTATTAAATTAACAGGTAAGTTTGATGGTACTGGTCAAGAAGACAACCACGCCAGAATTACGGCTAACACATTATATGGTGCATTAGATAGTTCGAAAGCAAACTTACTTTCATCGACTGCAAATACAGGTCCATTATCTTATTATGGTTTAGCTTTGAATCGTTTATGGTACTCAGGTCCTAATAATGGTGATGTTAATTTATTTTGGCACGCTGATACAACTACACCAATATTCATGTTGAATGGTAGTTGTGAATTTGATGGTCAAGATAACTGGGTAACAATACCAAACAACTCAAAAGGAACAGCAAACTCCAGAGGTGATATAGGTGTTCAAACTAGAGGCATGGTCGCAAACAATTCATATACATTAATATTAGAATTACGTAAAGACAACGAACACTATCAACGTGGTCAGTTCAACGATCCAGCTGCATTTAACTACGGTAGTTACAGCATAAGACCATAAGGATTAAAATGAAACTCATACGAGAACTTACCGAATCGGTACAATATTTAACGGAAGAAAAAGATGGAAAGAAAACTCTTTTCATTGAAGGTCCGTTTCTAGTCGCAGAAGCTGTTAACAAAAACAAACGCATGTATAAAGAAGAAACTATGCGTAATGAAGTTAACCGTTATAACGAAGAATACATTCAAAAAAATCGTGCCTTTGGTGAACTGGGACATCCAGACACCCCATCCATTAATCTTGACCGTGTATCACACTTAATTGTTGGTCTGCGCCAAGAAGGAAATGCTTGGATAGGCAAAGCAAAAATTCTTGAAACCCCTATGGGTAACATTGCAAGAAACCTTATCGAAGGCGGCGCACAACTTGGTGTGTCATCTAGAGGTATGGGTTCTCTTAAAATGGAAAACGGCATCAATGTCGTTCAAGGAGACTTTCATCTGGCCACAGCGGCAGATATTGTAGCAGATCCTTCTGCGCCTGGTGCTTTTGTACAAGGTATTATGGAAGGTAAGGAGTGGATGTTGGTTAACGGTGTTTGGACCGAACAACATTACGATGAAGCTAAACAAGAGATTAAGCAAGCATCACGCAAAGAGATTGAAACTGTAAGTTTAAAAATCTTTGAAAACTTCCTTAAAAAACTTTAAATATAAATATCCAATATAAATCAAGGAGATTCTCAAAATGGGAAAATTTAATCTGACAGACGCCGCTAAA